CTTGGTTATCACGAAAGAACAATTGACAGATATAAACAAGATGAGCAAATATCAAAAAAGATTGAGCAAAGTTTAATTGATTTTAAAAATGGTGTAATAAAACCAAAAGAGGAAAAAACAGCTACACAAAAACCAACACAGAATAAAAAAAGTACACAAAAAACAAACACAAAAAAAGTACACAAAAAGCCAACACAGAAAATTACACAAGATAAAAAAGAAGTAAAAAAGTGTGTAGAAAATATTGAAGAAAAAAACACAACACAAGCTGATGAAAAAGTTACACAAGAAGTTGAAAAAAGTACACCAAAAGAGATTGAAAATAAACAAATAAAAGAAATTAGTACACCAATAAAAAAAGATGTAGGAATTGATATATCAAATGAAGAATATCATAGCAGTAGCAATATGAGTGTATCAAAATTAAAAATATTAATTGACAACGCAAAAGAATTTGAAAGCAAATATGTTAAAAGGGAAATTGAGCAAAAAGACACAGATGCTTTGATAGTTGGAAAGCTACACCACACTTTGGTTTTAGAGCCACATAAATTTGATGATGAATACACATTGTTAGATTTGCCAACAAGACCTGTAAAAGATGATTTAGTTGAAGCATTGGAAAAGTTAGGTGGTGAAGTAGAATTAAAAGAAAGCACAAAAGGTGAAATTGTTGTTGCAGATACAGTTGAACAATTAAAAGCAAAAATTGATGCAATAAAAGGAAAAACACAAAAAACAATTTGCACTAAAGCACAATATGATTTGGCAAAAGCAACAGCAGAAAAAGCACTTAATAGTTGGTTTGAAATTGTACACGGCGGTAGAACTCTTTTAAAGGCACAATTAAAGCAATTATTGGAATTAGACAAGTGTTATGTTGAAAAAACATTTTATGGTGTAATAGATGGTGTTAATGTGCAAATAAGACCAGATATATTAATTAATTTAGGAGCAAAGAATGATGTTTGGTTTGTAATAGATTTAAAAACACTAGAAGTTGCAACACCTGCAATGTTTGTGAGACAAGGTGGTGCATTTTATTGGGATATGCAGGAACAATTTTATTTAGAAGTTTTAAAACAAAATGGAATTAATCCAAAAGCATTTTATTTTAACTGTGCAGGAAAGAAAGATTTTAGCGGGGCAGGTTTTTTTGAGTGGGGAATAACAACAAAAGATGAAGCAAAAAAAGTTTTAAAAGCAGGATTTAAAAAATATAAATATTGTGTAGAAAACAATATATTTTTAGAGGCTAAATTTGATTACCAAAATTTAAAATTTGAGCCAATAGCAACATTGGAAATTCCTGTATATAGACAAATGCAGTTTGGTGATTTAGGTGTATAAAATAAATTTAAAATTAGGAGTATAAAATGATTACACAAAAAGATATAAACAATGCGTGTGAGCATTTAAAAATAGTTGCAACAGTTAGTGATGATTTAATTGAATTTATGAGAGAGGCTTCAATAGTAAAACTTACAAGTGAAACACAAGAAGATGTGGAAATTGACAAAGATGTAAAAATGTTAAATAAAAAGTTTGGTGTTAAAGCAATGGAAGAAATTGCAAAAATGTGTATCGGAAATAAAATAGGAATTGATGATGTTGCAGATTTTGTTAATTATAGAAACAAAATAAAAAAACCATTAAAAACAGAAAGACCATTAAAAATTTTTATTCAAGAATTAATAAAAATAAAAGATGCAGGATATGACATTCAAAAATCAATTGAAATTATGAAAAATTGCGAATGGCAAACATTAAATATTGATTGGATTATTAAGAAAATGCCAAAACAAGCAATCGGAATGGATTTATCACAATTTGGTTTTCAAAAACAAAATAAACAGGAATTATTAAAATGAATAGAATACAATTTTTAATGCAAGGTTTAGATATTAATGAGGTGCAGGCATCATTAGTTAGTGAGTTAATAAAAGATGTGCCAAATGAAAATTTAAAAGATTTTTTAGTTTTTAGAATGAGATTTATTGACCAATTCAAGAGTAAAGAACTAATTACAAAAGAGGCTTTATTTGAATATCAAAAAAATAAAATTGAAAACAGATTGAGAAACGGTGAAATTGTGTTTAATAATATCAGAGATATGAAAAACTACATTGAAACATATTACAAAGGAAAAGAGTTAGGATATGGCTTAGGACATTATAAAGATTTTGTAATTATAGCATTAGATAGAGAGTGCAATTTGCTAAACACATATTATGCACCAAATGGAAATTTTTATAAATTAACTAGCACAGAAAAACAAGTTGTGTACAATTTTTTATTTGAAAATCAACACAGAATAGGCGATGTTAAACAAATTCCATTTTATGAAGATGATATTAAAGAAATTGAAAATAAAAAAGTTGAAGATGATGAAAATTACATATCGCCAAAAATGATTGACTTCTTAGAAAACAAAATACAAAAAGGATAATAAAATGTTAAATATGACACAAAAACAATGGGTTGAACAAAGATTAAAAGAAAATGGAAAAATTACAAGAAATGAATGCTTAAGAAATTACATTTCAAGACTAGGTGCAATTATATCAATGTTAAAAGATGATGGTTATAAATTTGAAACAGGTTATGTTGAAGTTGAAACACCATTTGGAAAAGGAAAAGATTATGAATATAGGCTTATTAAAAATCAAACAGAAAAAGAGGTAAAAAATGTTAAATGAAGTATTAAGATTAACAAAAGGTGAAATTAAAACAACTACAAAAATAAAAATTGATAATTGTATGTTTTGTGGTAGTGAAAATGTAGCAGTAATTGCAAATCTATCAAGTGATAAAATGGAAACTGTAAAAAATTGGTATGTTGAATGTAGAAAATGTTTTGCAAGAGGAAGTGAAGCAGACTCACAAAATGATGCAATTGCATATTGGAATAGACAGCCACAATACTTAGAAAAAAACTTAACACCAAACTTATTTGAACAATAAAACTTACACCACTTGGTGTAGGTTTATACAAAACTTTTTAATAAAATCTACAAAAAAATAAATAAAATCAAAAAAAACACTTGACAAAACAAAAAAAACTTTGTATTATTTCAGTATAACAACACAAGAGGTGCAAGATGATGATAATAAGAGTTCAAAATTTAAAAACTAATATTTTTAAAGATATAAATATAGAAAAATATACATTTGAAGATTTTGAAAAAACAATTGCATTTTATGCAAAATTAGATTTTATAAAATATCTAATAATCAGAAACTAAAAAAAAGGATTTGATAATGGAAAAACAAAAAAGATACACGGTAACACTTGATTTATATGTTTATGCAAACACAGATGATGAAGCAATAAAAGAGGCAAAAAAAGCTATTGATACTTTGGAAAACAAAGATGATTACAAATCAGAAATTTTAAGCATACACGAAACACCATTTGGTGTTATTGGTGGAGCAAGAAATATAATTTGGGGTGGTCAAAGAGATTTTGAAAAAGAAAAAGAAAACAAAGGTTGCAGAAAAATAGACTTAAGTAAAATGGAAAATTAAAATGGCAAATAATTATGAGGTAACTTTTAATGATATAGTTTTATTTAAAAGTAAAACAAAAAAAGATGCAGTTGATTTTATGAAAAGTTTAAATAAAAATAATTTGAGAATAAAATCAATAATAGAAAAAATAGAAAAAGATGGTGGTCAAGTTTTCGGTGTCATTTATATTGACAAAAAAGATGATGAATATGTTTATCCAATAGCAGAAAAAAGGATTTAAAGATGAAGTTTTGTAGTGAAATTTATGGAGCGGATGCAGATAATAAAAGAGGGATTGTGTCAATAAATTATGAGATAGAAGAAAGCGACAAGTCAGAAATTTGCGAAAAGCTTTATGATAGATTTATTGGCGGTGAAAACGCAGGAAAGCACAATGTATTTATGTATTGTCACATAAAAGATGAAGAAATTGAGGTTGAAGTTAATATTGAAGATTACATTGAAGATTTAATTAAAATGGCACAAGATGATGAAGATTTAAAAGAAGATGATGAGTTTCAAAAATGGATAAAAGAATTAAAAGAGACACAAGATGGAAAATAGCAATTTAACACTTTGGGAAAAAGTACAAAACACACCAAAAGAATTAATTGAAACTATTGAAAGTAATGATGGTAAAAAATTAAATACAGTTGCATCAATAAACAGAATAAAAAAAGCAACAGAAATTTTTGGTGTTTATGGCAAAAATTGGGGATTAAAAAATATTAAACATAGTGAACAAAAAATATTTAATAATCTAATTTTGGGAATAGTTGATGCAATATTTTTTTACACACAAAATGAAACAAAAATCGAGTTTGAAATAACAAATAGTATTCCAATTGTATCAGTATCAGATGATAAAAAAATGAAAGTAAATTACACATATAGAAAAGCAATTGAAACAGATACAATAACTAAAGCTTTATCTAGGCTTGGATTTAATGCAGATATTTACACAGATGGTGAACTCATTGCTAGCGAGGGTCAGCAACAAGAACTTGATGAATTAGACTTGGTGGATATAAAACAAGATGAAACACAATCATAATTTGATAATCAAATATCTTGAAATAATACAACATCAAGAAAAAATGATAAACGAATTAAACAAAGAAAATACTAGAATTTCAGAAATAAATAGAGATTTGAAAAGGCATAAAGAAAGATATAGGCAAGATGCTATTTTTTGGAAAGAGAAATATGGAAATTTAAAAAAATGTATAGTTGAAAAAAATACACAAGAAAAATATGCTTTAAATAGTTATATCGAAAATCAAGGATATTAAAATGTACACAAAAGAAGAACAATTAAAAAAAAATAAAACATTACCAAAAAAAGAAAGCACATTTGGAAAGAAAAAATACCCTTGGAATAACAAAGGTTTGCGAAAAACAAAAGTAAAAAAAACAGATGTAATTGATGAAGCTTATCTTAAATGGCTAGCAACACAGCCTTGTGTAATTACAGGCAACACAGCACAAAGAGGAACAGGAGCAAACAATTTACACATACATCATATTTATAGCAGGAATAAAGGGCGAAATGATTATAAAACCGTGCCACTTATGGGTTATGTTCACAGTTGGGGTGATATGTGTTATCATAGCAACACAAAAGATGATTTTATAAAAAAACACAAGTTAATGATTGATGATATTATAGAATATTTTGAAGATTGTGCAGAAAATTTTATAAAAAAATATAAAAAATTAAATAAATCATAAAAAACACTTGATTTATTTAAAATAATTTGTTAGAATACACAAAAGAAAGAAAAAAGGAGTAAAAAGAATGGAAGAAATAAAAAAGCTTTTACAAATAAAAGATAATGAAGATTTTATTTTAGATGCTGATGAAGTTGCTAAAATAACAGGAAAGCATAGAGAGAGTGTGTATGCTAGTAGAAAAAAAGATTTTAAACTTGATAAGTTGGCAATTTTTGAAAAGATAAAAAATATTGTTGAAAATGAAACAAAAAGCGAAACAAAAATAACAGGTGACAAAAGTGGCATTTTAAATGGTTTAGAGGGAATGCTAAAAGAGTCTAATAAATACGAAATTATTATAAGAGAGGCATAATAAAATGGCAAAAGAAAATGAATTTAATCCATCAAAAGTTATGGAAATAGCAACACAATCAAAAATTGGAAAAGTAATTAATTTACAAAATTATGAAGATTTTTTAAAAGTTATAAAAGCAGAAGATAATATTGCAGATTTGTTTGGTGGAATTGAAAAAACAATTGCACAAAAACTTGAAACAGGAAAAGATATTAAAAGGGTTGTTGATACTTTTGCAAGACCATTAAAAGATGCAGAAGATAGATTGAGAGGTTTTTTAACACAATATATGTTAAGCGAAAACATATCAAGATTGGATGGAAAACAAATTAAAAGCATTACCTTACAAGATGCAAAAACTACAAAAGGAGTTATTAGTAAAAAACAAATTATGGTTAAGAGAAAATATGTTGATATTGACACCTTATCAAAAGATGATTTGATTGAAATGTTGGAGCAATTAGGTGTGAAAACGAGAATTGACACAGTTGAAACAGAAACAACAAAAAGTGCATCAATTAGAATACAAAAATAAAAAAAGGAAAATACAAATGAAATTAACAGCAAAAATAAATAATGTAAATGTAGAATTTAAAGGTGACAAAGATGATGTTGCATATATAACAAAATTCTTATTTGCTACACAAGAAAAAAAAGAAGTTAAAAATAAAAGTGTAAAAAAATCAAAAACTTTAATTAGAAAAGTTGATGCAGTAACAGTTGAAATAAATGGTGTAAAATTATCATTAAACGATAAGTCAGTAAACAAAGTTGCAGGAACAGATTATTATGTTTATGAGCAAAATGGAAATTATGTAATTAGTGACAATGAAAACATTAAAAATGCAAATAAAATTGGTGGATTTCATTATGGATTAATTAGTGAAAATTTTGAAGCACAAAACAATATTGATGAAAAACACGCAAAAAATATTGCGGGAATTAATAAGTATTCTATATGGGATGAAAAGCACAGACCAATTTGTGACCCAAAAGGAATGGTGTATATTAAAAAAGCACACATTTGGGTTGATATTTATTTGTGCAATGCAAACTATAAAGAAAATGGAACATCATCATCATTTGGTGCAATTTTAGCAGGTGAAGCAGATGAGGGTAGAGAGTTACCAAATGAATATAAAGAGTTTAAATATCAAGATTTTGTTGAGTTGGGAAATAAATTTAAAAAAAGAATGTTGACAAAAGATGAGTTTCAAATCGCAATGGATGGTGTAAAAGAAAATGTAAGTGCAGAAGATTTAGACAATGGAAAGATACAACACATTGACTTTTTAACATCAAAATTTGGAATTGAGCAGGCAACTGGTGTGCAATGGGTTTGGAGTGCAGATAAATATAAAAATTATGAAGATAAAGCGGTGCTATTGGGCGGTTACCGTGTCCGTGGGGTGTTTGCGGGGTCGCGTGCTTCGAGTTGGGACTATTATGTTTGGTATACGTATTGGAGCCTTGGTTGCCGTTTCGCCTGTGACCCTTGTAGCCTGTAAAATGAGCGAAAGCGAATTTTAGGGGGATATGATGCAAAAAGAGATAAGATTAACGATTGACAATTTATTCTTGCGGGGGGGGGTAATTCTAGGAACGCAAGACTTGGTTGATATTTTTCAATATGCTATTGATAATAATATTGTTACAGTATCAAAAAGCAAAGGAAAAACAAAAGTGGGAATAAAAATAGAAAAAAAGGATGAAAAGCAAAATGAAAAAAAATGATTTAAAATTAGTGGCATCATTTATTGCAAACAAAGATGTAAAGCAAGAGTTAGATTTTGCATTTATTGGAAATGGTGCAATTTATGCAACAGATACAAGAAAAGCAATACAGTTTAATTTTAAAGAGATTAGAGGTAAAGCACTAATTCATAAAAAACTTTTTAAAGGACTCGAAGCAATACTTGGAAAAGATGAATGTTTGCATTTTGAATTTGATTACCTACATACAGATAATGTAAAATTAAATATTGATACAGGTTATTATGTTGAAGATGAAAATGGTAAAAATATAATAGGTGTTAAAGCAGAGAATTATCCTGATATTAATAGAGTTATAGATATGCAATTGCCAAATCATTTTGCATTAGAAAGTATAAATGATTTACAATGGGAGTTAACACAAAAAAATTGTTTTATTGATGATTTGCACTTAAATCCTGTAATTGCTTATAGTGATTGTTCAATGTTTGACATTTATTATAAGCCACAAATGGTTAATGAAAAAAAAGAACTTGAAACAGCAACAGTTAAAATTGTTGCAAAAAAAGCAGATGAAAACGGTGTTATATTTACACAGTTTATTGCAGTATTTATGGGTAGAAAATTTGAAAGTAAAGCAAAGCAGGAGTTTTAAAATGAGAATTGATTTATCAAATATCGATGCAGAAAATCAAGAAAGAATTTATATAAAAAAAGAGGGTGAATATATTTTAAAAGTTGTTAAAGTTACACAAGGTAAAACATCAAATAATAATGACCAAATAAAAGTTCATTTTCAAGATAGAAGAGGTCAGTATGCAATGGATGAGTTTGTATTGACTGATAATTCATTGTGGAAATTAAAAGTTTTTACAAAAGCATTAAAATTGCCAAATATTATTGATACAAATATGTTTATTGATAGATATGTGAAAGCTACAATAAAAGCAAAAGCAACACAAAATGGCGGAACTATTTATGAAATCAAAAAATATGAGCCATCAAATCTTACAAATACATATATTGCACAAGAGCCAAAAGTAACTTATGAAAATCAACAAGTGCAAAACAATCAACAGTCAAACTATAAGCCTGATGATTATGAAGTTGATGATGATAATTGCCCATTTTAGAGAATAAAGTGGACATTAGAAAATTAATGCTAGATGCAAAAGACAAACAAAGTAATGAATACAAAGAGGGTTGGAACAATGCAATTTGTTATCTTAATGATAACTATTGCATAACCAAAAGAAATGGTGAAGCAATACAAATAAGCTTTGAAGTATTATTGACAAATGAAACAAAAGTTACACAAGGTTTGGAAAATTGGAAACAGAAACAAAAGAAAAAAATAAAAGCATTAATGAAAAAGTTTTTAGCGAAACAGAAATCAAAAAAAGATTAAAAAATAAAAGCAAATCGGAATTGGTGCAAATAATTATTTATTTGTCAAAAAGAGTTGATGAATTAAAAGAACAAGGAAATAGTATTGAAAGCAATTAAGCATTTTATATTTGTGTTGTTTTTAGGGTGTATGGTTTATTTTGCATATTATCAAAATAATATTGGATTGCAGAATATTGGATTAACAATTCTATGGTTTTTTACAATCATTTTATTTATTGCATCTTGGTCAAAAAGAAAAAAGAAAAAATTAAATTTACATTGGATTGAAAAATTAATAGGCAGATTTTTATGGATTGTTGTAATTTTAGCTTTGCTTTATGGTGGGGCAATAATTATGGGGTCAATGTGGATTTTATCAATTATTATAATAAAAAGCATATATTTAATGAATGAAAAAAAAGAAAAGGAAAGTGATGGGAAAGAGCAAATCACAACTTAGAGCAAAAAGAGAAAAAAGAAGAAAAAATAAACAAAAAGGAATTAATAATGTTTGATGGTAGATTAAATGAATTTTGCAAAATAAACAATGTAAATGTAAGAGCAAAAGGTTTTTGGGATGATATGCACAACTCGATAAAACATCTTGAAGAAAACAAAGCAGGTGAAACACTAATTAGTGCAACAAAAAATGCTTTTATATCTCAAAAGTTAGATTTAATTCATAGTGAACTTGGCGAGGCAACAGAGGCTATGAGAAAACAAAAATATGGGTTAGAAAAAAAAGATACATTTGAAGATGAAATTGCAGATGTAATGATTAGGTTGTGCGACCTATGCGGTGAACTAGGTATTGATATTGAAAAACAAATTGAGTGGAAGTTTAACCACAATAAAACAAGAGAAAATAAACACGGTAAAAGTTTTTAATAAGAAAATATATATTTTTTTATTTGAGTTAAAAAATGCGGAGGAAGTAATGAATAAAAAAGCGGTTGAGGGTTATTTAATGGCTAGAAATTTTATGATATGCTATAAAGCAGAAAACACACCAAAAGATGAGCTTGCACTTGTTTCACAGCATTTAGATATTATGGCAATTAAATATCAAAGAGGAAAAATACCTATAAAAAAATTTTTAAATAATGGTTGGGATTTTTTTAGGGATGCAGTAGAAGATGAAAGCAATCCAGTTTCAGTTTTGGCATTAATAATTCATTTAATATTAAAAAATCCTGATAGAGAAAAAAATAAAAAACTAACAAGTCTTGCAGAAACTATAAATAAACAACAAATGTTCTCAAAAAATAAATTAATTAAAGATGGAAAAAAATTAGTAAATCTTTATTATGAAAGGGTGTAGGCAAAATTGAAAGCAATAAAATATATTATCAAGATAACAAAGTTTTTTAAAATAGGCTTTTAATATGGGGATTAGAAAAACAGGAAAAGCAATTGATTTTTTTGTAGAATGTACACTTTATGGTTTTACATAAGATAGAAGAAAAACACAAGTAGAAAGATTTACACAACAACAATTAAGGGAGTTAAAAAAAGATGTTAAACGAAAAAATAATAAAAAGAATAAACGAAGTAGAAACAAAAAGCGAATATGATGAATTAATGGATAATTTTAAGTATAGCAAAGCACCATTGGAATTAAGACAAGAGGCAATGAATGAGTTAAAAAAAGTACACAGCATATTTGATGATGAGGGAAGAAAACACACTACACCAAAAGAAGTTTTACAAATGACAAAAGAGGGTGAAGCAGATATAAGCGATTTGTGTAATGGCTACTAAAAAAGAAAAAACAACACTTAAAAACTGTGCTATTTGCAATAGTAGCACAGTACACAATAATGATACATATTGCAAACTAAGAATGAAAGATGATACCATATACACAGAAAGTGCAAAAGTAACACAAGTTGATTGTGTATATTTTAGTGAGAGGAAAATAAAAAATGCAAAATGATGGAAGTAAAAACAGTTTTTATGAAATACCTGATTGGGTAAAAGACTTAGATGATTTAAGTGAATATTTGGAACTTGACCCGTATGAATTTAACATATTAAAAACTTTATGGCTACACAAAGGGAAAAGGCACAGTGGAACAGATAATACTAGGGAAATAAACAAAAGACTACATTATGCACAAAAAAGCAAAGAAAAACACACAAGGCAACAAAATGAACAAAGAAATTAAAAACACAATGTCGTTGCAACTACAACTTACAGGAACATATATAACATTTTGCTACACAAAAAAAGCATATAAAAAGTTTTGTAAAAAAAGATTTAATATACTAAGTGAATATCAATACTTAGGTGTAAGTACAGAATTTTTAAATCACAATAATATAAATTATGAAATAGTAATAGGAGTTGATGAAAACAAAGATGTGTATGGATTGAAAAGCACGGTTGTACACGAATTAAGTCACGCAACAAGTCAATGGATGGAGTATTATGGGTTTAATTGTGATGAACTAAGAAGTTACACATTACAGTATCTATACCAAAACATAATGCCATTCTTAGATGAACTACTATTGAAAGACTATGATGTAAGTATAGAAAAGAAAACAAAAGAGGTATAAGAACTATGTCAAATAAATTAACACCAAAACAAGAACTATTTTGTCAAGAGTATATAATAGAATTTAATGCAACACAATCTTACACAAAAGCAGGTTATAGTGCAAAAAATGACAGAGTTGCAGGAGTAGAGGCACATAAGCTACTGAAAAATCCTAAGATACAAGAAAAAATAAACGAATTAAAGGCGATTAGGGGAAAAAAACTTGAAATTGATGCAGATTGGGTTTTAAAAGAGGCAATAGAGATATATAAGATTGCAAAGGGTGAAAAAGCACATATTTTGACACAGTTTAAAAATGGTGTAGCACAAAAAAAAGAAGTGTTTAAAACAAACTTGCGTGAAGCCTGCAAAGCATTAGAGATAATAGGTAAGCACACAAGTGTTAAAGCATTTGAAAAAGAGATTGATTTGGGCGACAATGTAGTGATTACAGTTAAGCCACCAAAAGAATTTGAATAATTATGTGTAATACGCAATACACAAAAAACTGTGTAGATTACACAAAAAATAAAACTACACAAAAACTGTGTAAAAAACTGTGTAAAAAAATACACAAAATAAAAACTGTGTAAAGGTTTAGATTGAAGCAAAAACAAATAATTATTGATTTTACACATTTACCAAAAGCAACAAATGATGTGTATATACCATATTATATGAATAAATCAAGATACCTTGTGCTATATGGTGGTGCAGGAAGTGGTAAGTCTGTGTTTGTTGGTCAAAAAATTGTGTACAGAATGCTAACAGAAAGCAATCATAAGTTTTTAGTTGCAAGAAAAGTTGAAGCAACAATTAGAGAAAGTGCAAGAGCAGAAATTATTGGTGCAATAAAAGAAATGGGTGTTGATAGTTTGTTTTATTATTCAACAGCACAAACAGGTGAAATGACAATAACCTGTGTAAATGGAAATAAAATCATTTTTAGAGGTTTAGATAATAAAGAAAAATTAAAATCAATAAAAGATATTACGGGCTTATGGTTGGAAGAGGCAAGTGATTTCACACTAGATGATTTTACGCAACTTGATTTGAGGCTTAGAGGTAAACACATATTAAATTACAAACAAGTAATTTTGAGTTTTAATCCAATATCATCTAAACATTGGTTGAAAACAAGATTTTTTGACACAAAAGATGAAGATGCAACAGTATTACACACAACTTATAAAGATAATAGATTTTTAGATGATAAATATATTGCAACACTAGAAAAATTAAAACACACAAATTACACATATTATCAAGTTTACGCATTAGGTAAATGGGGAGTTCTTAAAGGTATTATTTACAATAAATACACAATTATTGATGAAATGCCAAAAGATACACCAATACACAGATGGGGGCAAGACTTCGGATTTAATAATCCGTCAGCAACAGTTGAAATTAAAATTGATGGAAATAATTTATATATTAATCAACTACTTTATGAAACACAATTAACAAATACACAACTTATGCACAAGTTAAAAACAAATTATCCGCACTTGTTAAAAATAAAAGGATATTTAGATAGTGCAGAGCCTGCAAGAATAGCAGATTTTGAAAAAGCAGGGTTTGATGTGTTACCCGCACTAAAAGATGTTACAGCAGGAATTGATAAAGTGCAATCATTTAATATATTTGTTACAAAAAATAGTGTTGATGTAATTAATGAACTTGATTTATATGTTTGGAAATTAGATAGAAACAATGACCCACTTGATGAGCCATTAAAAGAAAATGACCACAGTTTGGATGCAGTAAGATATGCAGTATTTATTGATAATCAAGAGCCAAGCATTGTTCAGGTAATTAAAAAACCATCAATGATGAGATAACACATAAAAAGTTTAATTAAAAATATATGCTATAATTTAAAAAAGTGTAAAAAGAGGTAATCAATGAGTACAGTAGATTTGCCAAATGTAAAATTTTTAAAATTAAAAGAGATAACAACACAAACAAAAATTTGTGAGGATTTTTACATTGGTGCAGTAAAAGTTTTAAATAAAAACTATTTACCGCAATGGTCAGGTGAAAAAGATGCAGGATATAAAACAAGAATTGCATCAACAACTTTTGTTAATATGTTTGCACCAGCTGTTGATGGTATTGCAGGACTTGTGACAAAACAACAACCAACCATCGAGGGATTTGATGATTTGGATTTAAAAAATATTGATTTGAAAATGAATGATATTAACACATTTATCAAAACAACAATAAAAAAATCAATTACAAGTGGTGTATGTTTTGTAAGTGCAGAAACAAACAAGGTTTTAAATAGGTCTTTTTTAAAAAGATATGAATACAAAGATTTATACAGTTATTTTGTTGAAGATAGTATGTTAAAACAAATTGTGTTTAGAGAAGTGATTGAAGTTCAAAATGGTGAATTTGGTGTACAAGAGCAAGAAAGATTTGTTGTGTTTAAAATTGGTGGTGGTGAAATATGGTATAGCAAAGATGGAAAAGATGGTGAATTAAAAAAACAAGATGAATGGTCAAATAGTTTAAAAGAAATTCCAGTTGTGTCAATTATTACAGGAAAAATTTTAACACCATTTGAAATTGTGCCAAAATTACTTGATATTGCAATAATGAATAGAGTACATCTAAATATGCAAAGTAATCTTGCAAATGTAATGGCAAAAGTTGGTAATCCTATTCCTATGTTTTGGGGAACTTTTAGTGATGAAATAGTTGTACTTGATGGAAATAGTGCTTTATTGTTTGGAGATAAACAAAAAGAGGGTGCGGAATATTTAGAAATTGAGGGATTATCAGTTGATAAGCTAATTCAAACAATTAAAGATGCAGAGAGCCAAATAGATAAACTAACATTTAATCTATTACTAAATGATAACAGTCAAACAGTTATTGATGCGGAAGAAAAAAAAGCAAAAAACACATCTTTTTTAAGTGATATTGCAAATGAATGTGATATTAAATTTGAAAAACTATTATTGTGGATGATGGAGTTAGAAAATAAAAATGTATCTAGTGATGCAAGTTTTGAAATGTTAAAAGATTTTAATGCAACTTATGTAAATATAGAAACAGCATTTAAAGCATTAAATGCAGGGCAAATGAGTAGAGAAACATTCTACGATATATTAAAAACAGGAAAATTACCAAAAGATTTTGACATTGCAAAAGAAAATGAAAAAATTGAAAATGATATAGTTGGATAAAATGTTAGATATTACGGAAATTGACAATATAATAAATTTTGAGTTACTTGCAGAAAATCAAGAAATAAATGATAGTAGTTACAAAGATTTTGAAGCTTTATTATTGGCAATTATTGCATCAATAAATAAAAATGATACACAAGTACAAACAAAAAAAATTATAAACAATTCAGACATCAACGAAAACCTAAAAGAAGATTTAAAAGTATTTGTTGAAAGTCAAGTTGAAAACATAACAGGTGAAGAAGATAATATAAATTTTGCAACAACATTAATTGCAGGATTTACATTTAATGAATTAATTGCACAAAGAAAAAACACAACAAAAAAACAATTAACACGATTTATGGTGCAAGCACAAGATGCAATAAAAGAACAAGAAATCGTTACACAGTTAATAAAAGATGAGTTGAATAAATATCAAAAATCAATTGAAACTTTTTACAGAACACAAGCAAAAAGTGCAAGAGAGGTTGGATATGCTAGAAACGAAAAGAAATTAGAAACAGAAATAAAAGGTTGGATGAGTATTGCCGTGCTAGATAATAGCACAAGTGCAATTTGTATGAGCCTACACAATAAGTATTATGAAAAAAGTGAGCAATACAAAACAAGGTTTGATTTACCTTATCAAATACCACGACATCCAAATTGTAGAAGTATGTTTGTTGCCGTATTTAAAGGAAAATCAATTAAATTTTATAAAGAAAAAAATCTTGAAACATTTTTAAATGAAAATGAAAAGATTGGAAAGGAGTTAATGGGAATTGAAAAGTACAGACTATTTAAAGAAAAAGGTATAAAGTTAGTAAACTTTGTCGATTTAAAAGGGCGAAGATTTTACACAAATGGTGAAATCAAAAAAAGATTAAATATCAAATAAAATTTATGGAGTTAAAAAATGAATGAGTTATTAGAATTACTTGGATTAGTAGATGAAGCAAAAAAAGCACAAGCACAACAGTTAGTTGATGCAGTTAAATTAAAAATTACAGAACTTGATGGAAAAATTGTAGAGCAAGAAAGATTGAAACTTGATGCAATAAATTCAAGGGATGATATAAAAAATAAATTAAAAAAAGTTGCAAGCGAACTTGGTGTTGATGCAGAAAATGTTATTGAGGCAATTGATGCAATTAAAACAAAAAAAGGTGGTGCAGGTGATGAAATAAAGGACAAAGAAATTACACAACTAAAAGGTGAAATTGAGCAATTAACACAAGCATTAAATGACACAAAAGCACATTCAACAAAAGAAATGCTAAAAATGACACTAGCAAATGAGGTTGCAATATCATTGCCAAAATATAATGCAAAGAAAAATGGATATGCTTATATTATTAGTGAAGTAGAAAAAAAGGCAAGTTTTGAAGATGGAAAAGTAATGTTTAAAAATAATGATGGAACAACATTAAGGGTTGATGGTAGGGATGCAACAGTTGATGATGTAATTAAAACAATGTTTGAAGCAGAAAAAAAAGCAAACGAAAGTATGTTTTTTAATATAGAAGTGCAATCAAGTGGAGCATCACATAACAATGGTGGTGGTAAAGTAATTCAAGATTTTATCCCTTAAATATTTTTTGTGTTATAATACACATAATTTGATGGACTTCAATATAAAAAATGTAGCAATTGGATTATTGCAATTAGATTATAAAGAAAATAAAACAAAAAAAGGAAAAGAAATATGGCAACAATAGCAGATGTTATTTTGAATAACAATTGGAAAGCAACAAGTGTAAATAAATCAACACAAGTTAATGCAGTTTTAAATAGTGGAATTGTAACAACAACAGGACAAGAGGTGGCAGATTTATTAAATGCAATAAATGAGCAAAATGTACAATCAAAAATTACAACATCATTAGTTCAATATCCTTGGGCAGAGGGTAATTTGGGTGATGCAAGTGCAACAGTAGCAAGTGCATTAAATATTGGTTTTGAAGAAGTTGATGTTAAAACATTTTATGTTAATCAATGGTGGAATGTAAGAACAATTCAAAAAGATTTACTACAATCAAGTACACCAAATATGGTTGTAAATGAGTTTATGGGAAGATTTTGGGCAGAAACTTACAATAAAATTATTGCATCAACAATTACAGGTATTGCAACAGATATTACAGCACTTGTAAATGGTAATGGTACAGCAACATTTACTGATAATCTTGTGATTGATACAATGTTGTTAAAAGGTGATATGGGGATGCAAGGACTTTACTCAATGCAAATGAACTCAAAAACATTCGCATCTTGTAAGAAAAAAGCACCTGCAAGCTTTACACAAACATTTGGTACACCAATTATGCAAGTTGTAAATGGTGTTGAAACAACTGTAAAAGGTAAACCAACAGGATGGGTTTATAATGGGTATGTAAAAGTAGTTATTGATGATGTAATGCCTGATGGAAAAATTGCATTAATTGATGAGGGTGCATTTGCGTGGGCAGAAAAAGAAAACATTGAAAAACCTTTGCTGTATAATGAAGATAGCAAAGCAGGAAATGGTGCAGGAAGTGAAGATTTTGGAACAAAAAAATTATTTATCTTACATCCATTAGGATTTACATTCACGGGTGTACTTGGAACAGATTACGCAAGCAAATCAGGTTTAACACTTGCAGAGTTACAAGGTGGTGGATTGTATGACCTTGCAGTTGATGTTAAATTGTCACCAATTACAATTTTATGGATTGCACTTTAATTAAAAATACACAGTTTTTATAACTGTGTATAAATAAACAAAAAGGATTTTAAAATGGCAAAGGCAAAGATAGTATTAGCATTGTTAGTTACAGCAAAAGCATTATTAGAAGTAAATGAAAATGAAAATCTAAAAAAAGCAATTGATGAACTTGATGTGTTAGAAGATGCAACACATTCAACAACAGAATATAAAAACTTAAAAGCAATTGTTGATGAGTTAGAAAGCAACACAGGTGATGATAAATTAAATAAAGGTGAAAATCAAGATAATTTAGACTCAAATAAAGATAATGAAAAAGAAGATGATGAAAGCAACACAGGTGATGATATTATTGAAGAAAAGCCAAAAAAATTAAACTATGTAGGTATTAAAATGATTGGTAATAAATGGTATTCAATGAAAGATAGTTATAAAAAATCATTTGCAACAGCAGATGAGTGTGCAAAACATTTTAATTAAAAAGAGAAAATATGATATTTATTCCATTTACTGAAACAAATGCAGATATAGCAAATAGTTATTTAAGTGTGGCAGATGCAGATGAAATTATTTTAAAACAAACAAATAGTGATAATTGGAATGATGCAACAAATGAAACAAAACAAATGTTGTTAATACAAGCTAGTTATGCAGTAGATGGAGCAATAACATATAAGGGAACTAAAACATCAAGCACTCAATTATTAAATTATCCTCGTGATGGAAATTTGACACTACCAAATAATATTATATTGGCAACAGCATTAACAGCAATGAAAATAAGCAATGATGATATATTTAAAAACATTAAGAGTGAAACAATTGCAAAGCATACAACAGAATATTTTGCAAAGGTTGAAATTGATGATGATATAATGGTTTTTTTAAAGCCATTGAGAGCAACAATAATACCTGTGTTTGGAATAGAATATGAATAATGTTAGATTAATTTCAAAATATGGTGAAAAAATTAAACTCAATGGAGTTAACACAAAAGCATATTTTGAAGAAAGTAAAAAAACTTACTATTTGAGAAAACAGGAAATTTACACATCTTTTGAAATTGAAGTAATACACACAAGAGAAAAATTAACACTAGATGATATATTAGTATTAAAGGGTGATAATTTTGAAGTGTTAGACACAATGCCAGTTTACACAAGTGGCAATGTTTCATATTGTGAAACTTTGTGTTACAAAGATGATTTCACAAAAGATATTACAATTAAAAATCAATCATTAAATATGAATGGATGCAATTTACCAAATGCAGTTCAAGCATCACCTATTGAAGCAAAAGCAAGATTAAAAACCATTAAGCCACTTGATTATTTAAACTATTCATTTCATAATGATAAAAAGCCAACACATATTTTTACACTAAAATTTATTGATGGTGTAATGATGAGTGATTTAATTGAGTGGGGTGAAAGAAACTTTGAAGTTTTAGCAATTGAAAATATAAATGAAAACAATAAATTGTTGGCAATATATTGTATTGAGGTGCTTTAATGATTGAATTTGATTTTAAAAGTTTTTCAAAAACTGTGTTATCAGAAATTGGTGATATTTTAGTAGATGAAGCAAAAGAAAATATGAATGAAATATCAAATGGTAGAGTTTATGTTATTGGTGGCAAAATTCATATCGCATCAAAAGCAGGTGACAGTCCAAACAATTTGAGTGGTGAATTAAATAACACAATTAGGTATGAAGTAGATGAAAATATACTTGAATTTGGTGCAGGAAATGAAAAAGTTAATTATGCAAAATATCTTGAAAAAGGTACTAAAAGTATGGATGCAAGACCAAACTACACAAAAACAATATTAGAAAATAAAGCATCAATTGACAAAGTTGTATTAAGAGCAGTAAAAGAAAATATAAAATTTAAAAAGGCTTAATTATGTTTGATTTTATTACACAAAAAATAATGGCAAATGTTGCACAATACACAACTTTATTCGATACACAAACAATCAACAAAACTTGTGTAACAAAAAACAATCTTGCAACAATTGATGGCTTAGAGGGTGAATATGTTTTAAGTGGTGCAATTGATGGAATAGCAACTAAAAATTGTCTAAACGATTTACACAATTTTGTAAATGGTGTTGCAACTACACAATGCTTTTTTGGCAACACAGAAGTAACACACAATGTTGTTGTACGCAAAGTAAATGTTGGAACAGCAATAAAAAGAGAATTAGCTATTGAAATGATATTAGATAAAAAGATAGATAATTCAATAATTGTGTATTGGGATGCAACAACAAATACACAAGAGGGATATAAATACAATATCAGTCAAGACAATACACAGATTTATAAAAATAAAATTGGTGTAGTTTACAAGATAAAAGCAAGTGAAATTGAAGCACTTGGAAATTGTAGTATTATAGATAAGATTGTTGCAAATAGTGTAATTTACACAGAAAATGATGCAACAACATTGATTAAATTTGAAAGTGTAAGAGATAGATTTTATGCAGACAAATTTTATTGTGTTGATATGGTTTTTTCATATTTGGAAGATATGAAAATAAATGATGTAATAAAAGATAGAGTTAAACATTTTGAAGTTACACTTATAGATGTAGAAACTAACTAAAAAGGATAAATATGAGCGGATTACAAGCACCAATAGTTAATTGGCAAATAAAAGCAGGTGAAAGCAAAGCAGGTTTTGAAGAACACAGAATTTTATTAATATCTCAATCAGCAGGTGCAGGAGTTGCAAAAGAATTACTTGAAGATGTACAACAAACAGAAATCATAACTTTATGTGGTGCAGGAAGTATGGCAACAATGGCTTTTAATAGAATTAAAAAATTTAATAAAGTTACTGAAATTGATATTATTCCACTTGCAGAGCCTGCGGGAGCAACAAAAGCACAAGGTGGAATTAAAGTAGCAGGAACAGCAACAGAAAATAAAACACTTAATTTTAAAATAGGTGATGATGAGTTTGAATTTAATGCAACTATTATTGAAGCAGAAACAGCAGGTGAAGTTGCAATTAAGATTATGAATGCAATTAATGCAAAAACTAATTATCCATTTACAGCATCAATTGATGCAGGTGACACATCACTTGTGTTAATTGATTTTAAAATTGCAGGTGAAGTTGCTAATGGACTTATTTCAAAAATAAACACAAGAGTTTTAGGATTAACTTTTACAACACAAGAATTTACAGGTGGTGCAGGTGCTTATGATGCAGATGGAATTTTTGATACGCTTACGAAAAGATACCACACAGTAATTTTTGATGGTGCAATGAGTTTTGATGCAGTAGAGGAATTTTTAGAAAGCAGAGTAAATATGACAAACACAGTAAAAGGTGGTGTTGGTTTTACAATGAAAAATGGAAATTACACAGCTTTAAAAGCATTTGCAAATTCTAAAAATTCAAAAACAATGGTTTGTTTTGGAAATCTTGATGAAATGAAATTTAATGCAATTCCATTATTAGCAGTTGCAGAGTTTGGAGCAAAAAGAGCATTAAGATTGACAGATGGTGCAGTATTAGGTGATATTGTTTTAGAGGCACAAGAGGCTTTTGGTGGAATTAACAAATCATCATTACCATATCACAATACACCAATGAGTTATGACCAACCAAAAAATGAAATCATAATTGAACAAGTACAAGACCTTAATGATGCAGGATTAAGTTTATTTGTACCTGCAACAATTGGTGTTGTGTTAGGTACACTTGTAACATTGTACAAATACGACAACACAGGAATTGAAGATAACACATTTAAGTATCTAAATGCAATTGATACATCAATGGCTATTCAAGAATATTTATTTTCTAACACAAAAAAAGAATTTGGGCAAACTAGGGCAACAGGTGGTGATTTAGTGTCAGGTGTTGCAATGACAAATACAGTAAGTGTAAAAGCATATATTGTTGGTTTATATGAGGATTTAGTAGCAATGGCACTTGCACAAGGTGGAGCAGATGCAATTAAATCTTTTAAAAAGAATTTAATAGTTACTTTAGATGTTGCAAGCGGTATTTATGCGGTTTATGCACCAACACCAATTGTTTCACAATTTAGAGGATTAAATGGTGTTGTAGCAATTGGATATGAATTTAATTAAGGAGTTAAGATATGGAATTAGTAAACGCAAATACAGTTGTTGTTAATGGTCAAACAGTTGCAGTTGTTGATAAACCAAAATACAAAAGAGGTGTGCCAAAAGTTGATGTAAAAACAGCAACAATTGGTGATAAGGTTTTAGTATATGAAAATGTTGATTATTCAGAGGCAACAGGTGCAGTTGTAATTAAAATACAACCAACAGCAGAAAACATTGAAATGTTAGAAAGTTGGCAAGATAATATTGGAAAAAATGCAATTAGAATGGTTGACAGTAGAACAGGCTTTACAAAAACTTTTAACAATATGTCAATAATGGAAGATATAGAAATAGATTTTTCAGTAGAAATTGAAGTGACATTTACAGGTGGGCAAGGAATTTAACAGTTAAGATGTTATAATCTTAATACAAACAAGGCTTATAACCAAAAAGCCTTGTAATTTAAAAAAACTAAAAGGGCAAATTTATGGAATACACATTAAAAAAACCGCTAGAAGTATATAACAAAGATAGAGGCGAATATGAGCCACAAGACACAATTGTTGTAAGTTTTACAGGAAAAAAAGGACTTCAAGTAATTAGAAGATTACAAGATGAAATTTTTAAAATATTTGCAGAGCAAGGAAAAAACAGAAATGTAACAGCAGAGCAAAAAGAAAAGACAGAAGATAAACTTGTTACAACAGATGAATTGTTTGATGCACTAGAAATGACAGGACAATCAGCATTTTTGTTTCAAGAAGTAATGGGAGCATTAAAAAGTTTTGCAAATGTTGATGGAAAAAAATTAGATGATACTTTACAGGAGAGTATGTCAATTGAAGATTTAGAGGGATTATATGAAGAGGTGATAAAAAGTTTTTTGTTACCAAAAATTACAAAGCGTATGAACGGTACGACAAAATAGCATTTGATATTGCATACTTTATGAATGGAAGTGTGCAATACAACTATTTGTTAAATGAAATTGACATATTAGACTTTATAGAATTACATAAAATGGTTATAAAGCTTAGTAAAGAGCAAGCAAAAAAAGCAAAGGCGTAGATAATGGCATTCGATTATAGTGTTAGGTTTGAGGCTATTGACAAGATAAGTAAAATAGTTGATAATATAAATAGTAAAGTTGATGGATTAAAGAAAAAAGCACAAAGCACAGTTGTAAATGTAAGAGTTGCACATCAACAGGCTATGAATAGATTAAATCAAGTACATAGCAAAATAAAGGATTTATCAAAAAAGCCAGTTGATATTGGTTTATCATTTGCAAGTTTAGCTTCAAATGTTGCACTTTTGGGAATGCCAATAAAAAAAGCAATAGAAATTGAAAGTGCATTTGCAGGAATAACAAAAGTTATTGATGGGTCAAAAGAGCAAATGGCACAACTAAAAACAGAGTTAATTGATATGACAAGTGTTATTCCTAAAACAGCAGTTGAGTTAATGCAAATAGCAGAGGCAGGTGGTAAATTAGGTGTACCAATTGACCAAATAAAAGAATATGTTGATGTTGTTGCAAAAGCATCAACAGCATTTGAAATGCCTGCGGATGTTGCAGGTGAAGCATTTGGAAAAATTGGTGCAATGCTAGGGTATGAAATCAATCAGTTAAGACAATATGGTGATATTGTTAATGCTTTAGCAGATAGCACAAGTGCAGATGCTAAAAACATAATTGATATTACAAAAAGAACAGCAGGTGTTATGGGAACACTAAAGTTTGATGTTGGAACAATTGCAGGATTATCAGCTTTTGCAGACCAAATGTCAGTAAGTAGTGAAGTTGGTGCAACAGCTTTAAATGATATTTTAAACGGTATTAGAGGAACAGAACAAGGTTTAAAAATACTTAGAGAAAGAGGCGGTTATGGACTTATTGAGGTTGCAAATAAATTTAAAAAATTAGAGGGTGTTGCCAGAACAAAAGCTATTGAAGATTTATTTGGTAGAGGTGAGGGGTCGAGAATGTTTGAAAAACTAATAAATCAAACAGACCTTTTAAAAGCATCACTTGATAATGCACTATCAGAAAAAACACTTGGAAGTATGCAAAGAGAATTTGAAAATGTAAGCAACACAACAGCAAATAAAATAAAATTAATGAGAAATGGTGTTGAAAGATTAGCAATAAAAATTGGTGATGCTTTATTGCCAAACATAAACGAGTTAATCCAATATATTGCACCACTAATTGATAAAATATCTACTTGGGCAGGTGAAAACAAAGATTTAATTATAACTATTGGTAAAATTTTAGCGGTAAGTATTGCACTAACAGCAGGTTTTTTATTAATACAGGCAAGTATTATGCCAATATTAATTGCTTTTAAAATATACGCAACTATTGCAAAAGTTGTAACAATGGCAACTTGGTTATTTAACACAGCTTTATGGGCAAATCCTATGACTTGGGTTGTTTTGGGTATTGTTGCATTAATTGCAGTTATTGGAAGTCTAATATATTATTGGGATGATATAACAAATGCAGTTGTTGACCTTTGGGATAAATTCATTGCATTTTTACCATCAATTGATGATATTGCAAATGCAGTTACAAATTTATGGAATAGATTTATGACTTTTGTATCATCTTTGAACATTATTGATGGTGCAATAAATGCAATAAAAACAGCTTTTGAAATATTAATTGCACCAATACAATTTGTAATTGAATTGATTGATAAATTTTTAGATAAGTTTGAAATATATAATCAGACTAAAGAAAAAGTAAAAGATATTGCAAACACAGTTGAAACAAAAGTGAGCGGTGCGTGGGAAGATACAAAAGGGTTTTTTGGATTTGGAAATGAAACAAAAGTTACACCAACATCAAATGATGTTCAAATTGATAATGTAAATAAAAACCACACAATAATTGATGTAAATATAAAAGCAGACGGCGGAACAGTTACAGAACAAAATGCACAATCAACAAGTGGTAGTGTAAAGCTAAATACAGCAAGTAATGGAGTTTGATATGATAAATTTGTTAGTGTCAAAAATAGATGATATTCAAATTGTGCAGGTTGGTGAAAGTAAAATATCAATTAAGCACAAAAAATGTGAAAGTAAAAAGCCTGCAAAAAAAGGTGGAAATCCACTTGAAGCAGATGAGGGCGGGGAAAATGTATCAATTGACCTTGGAGCAGGTGCAAAAAAATTTAATATTGAAGCATACACATTTAATAAAGCAGAAACAAGCAGGCTATTTGATATTTTATACAACATAAGATATTGCACAATCACAGATAAATTTTTCGGAAAAATAAAAGTTTATATTGATGATTTAGAAGTAATAAATAGTGACAAACACATTACTAAAACAATTTTTAATATTAGGGGAACAGTACAAGATATTGAAAAAATACCATCAACGGATGCAGAGGCATTATTAAATAATGTGGTTGATGATTTTAAAATAGAACTTGTGAAAGAGGCTTTAAGTTTTGCAGAAACAATTGAAACAACAGCAACAACAGTAATTGATGAATTAATCAATGCATTTGATACAGGTGTAAGATTTATTGATGATGCTTTGCAAATGGTAGAAGATGGATTGCAAAAAATATTGGATGCAGAAACATTTGTATTTGATATTTACAACGGAGTTATGGCAAGAGTGAATAGGGCAAAAAGGATTGGTGAAACTTTAAAATTGATTATTGCTTTACCAAATGATTTTGCAAATTTAGTAAAGAAAACTACAAACACAAAAACATTTAAGCCTTTAGATATTTTTGAAACAAAAACAAAAAAAGGTGTTGTTGTTAAAAATCTAAATGAGGCAACTTATTTATCACAAATAGAATTTGAAAAAGTAAAAAAAGATTTTAGTGCAAATCAATTATTGAATTTAACAACAGCAGTTGGTGAGATAAAACAAATATTGACAAAAGAATATTCTAGTCAACAGGAATTTGATTATCAAGTAGATATATGTATAAAAAGACTAGAATTTACAAATCTAAATTATGAAAAAATAGTAAATGCACAGCAAATAATAAAATTATATTCAAATCAAAAGAAAATTCAAAAATTAATTGACTATGAAATAAAAGATGCTAAGCCACTTGTGCAAATTGTTTTTGATTTATATGGAAATTTAGAAAACTATGAAGATTTAAGAATGCTTAATAATTTTGCAGACAATGATGATATTATAGGAAATATAAAGGTGTATGAAAATGAAAGTTTTAATTAATGGTGTTGAAAAAAGATTTAACAAAATTGAAACTATTGAAGATATTGGAAGTGTAGCAAGACAATTTACACTTCTTGAAAAATCAGAAAAACAAAATATACTTATTGATGATGTTGTAGAAATATATAATGATTTTGGAAAATTAGTAATAAAAGGTGAAATAGAATATGTTGAGGCAAATTTAGATGATAAGACGAGTGAATTTATTTATGCAGGAAGAAACAAAGCAAAATATATTGTAGATTGTTATGCCGATAAAACAACACAATTTTCACAAGGTCAAAAAATAAATACAGTTTTAAGTGAAATTGCAAATGGTTTTGGTTTAGAGGTTGTAGGTGATGCACAAATGCCAAAACAAGATATGAAAACAATATTAATTGGAAATAAAATAATTGATGCTTTTTTAGAGATTGCAAATAGTGTTGGAAAAATAATAACAAGTGATGCAGTTGGAAATTTATTAATTGAATTTGAGGCTAGTGATAAAAGTGATAAGATATTAGAATTTGGAACAAATATTGTAAAAAGAAAGTTTATACAAGACACTACAAAAGTTTTTGACCAATATATAACAGTAGCACAAAGTAATTATTTAGTAGAGCAGACACAAGATGTATTTGTAAAGGGTGTATATGGTCAAGGAAAATTTATAAAAACAAAAGTTTTACAAAATTGTTTAACATCACAAGAGTGTGAAAATATATCAAAAATAGAATATAAAAAAGATGTTAGAAAATCATATGTTTACACAGCAACAATAAACACGGTTGAACTTGATTTGAATACACAATATTTCATAAAAGATGCACAACTTGGAATAAATGAGCAAATGAATTGCAAAACATTAATGAATATAGTTAATGAAGATACAAAAGAAACAATCGCAGTATTTGAAAAGGTATTAAATGATTAGAATGGCAACAATCGTAAGAATGATAAAAAGTTTTTTAACAGAAACAATAAGCATTGGTGGAACTACACAAAACAGATTTATAAGTCCAAAAGGCTTATATTCAAAGCCAAAAAATGAAAAAGCAATTATTATAAATCTTGCAAATGGGGCAAATCAAGATGTTGTTATTGCACTACAAAAGGATATTGAATTGCAAGATGGCGATGTGTATGTAACGGATGATAAAAGTTATATACATTTTCATTTTAAAGATGGTACAATTGAAGTGAAAACAAAAAAATTAATTCAAAACACAGATGAGCATATTATTAACACAAAAAAAATTTCAATAAATGCAGAACAAGCAGAGTTTAATGGTGGAACTATCACACATAATGGAACACCAATTGATAATACACACAGACATACGCAAACAGCAGGTGATGATTTCGGAGCAGGCGGGATAACTACACCACCAAACAGTCAAGGATAAAAAAATATGGATTTTTTACTAAGTGATAATTTAGATTTAAAAGCAGAAGATGGAATTATTGGAACACAGATTGATGGTGAAACAACAATGCTTCAAGCTTTTTTTACAGATGCAAGAGTAAAAAAGCAAAGAGGATATTGGCTAGACATACAAATGAGTGAAATTTGGCAATATGACCAAAAAAGACTAACAAATGAAACTGTAAACAATATTAATGAAACAGCAAAAGAAATTGCAGATGCTTTGGTTTTAGATGGTTTGTACAAAAGAATTGAAACAAGTGCATCAATTATTGATAATATTTTAACATTGAATATAAAAGCTTATGATAATAAAAATTTAGTTTTTGATAGAAAGTTTGCAATTTAAAAAAAGGAGTAGTTTTGGAAGATATATTTAAAAAATTAAAAACAGATTTTGAATTTATAACAGGTTTTATTTATAAAGGATTAGTTAGTGTAATGGGTGCAGGTTTTGCAAGTAGGTTAAAAGAGTTTGCTGACAAATTAAAATTTATTGAAAAAAATGCTTTTATTTCAACAGCAGATAAGGATTATCTTTACTTAAATGCAAGTACAATGTTGCCACCATATCCTGCGGAAGTTTCAAAAGGTGTTGTTGTATGCTATGGTGCAGAAAATGGTGTAATTCCTGCGGGGCAAGAAATAAAAGATGATAATAATGTTTATAAAACAATAAGTGATGCAACAATTTCAAAACTAACAATTACAGGAACAGTTTTAGTTGATGATGGAATTGCACTATTAAATGCTTCAAATCAATTGACTAACACAACAGCATTGATAAATGGAATGTCAATGCAAATAACTGTAATTGATAATGAAAATATAAAATTTGAAAATGGAAATTTACAGAGTGGTGATGCAGTTACATTAATTGTTTATAGGGCAGTTGTAAATGTTATTGCAAATGATGCAGGAATTGCAAGCAATAGAACTTTGAATGATGTATTGAAATTAAAAACAACAATTGCAGGAGTTAATACAGAGGTTGGAGTGTTACAAATAGACGGTGGCAAAGATGATGAAGATGTGGAAGATTACAGACTTAGAGTTAGAGAATTTTTGTCAAATCCACAAGCACCATTTAGTAAGCCAAATATAAAATATGTAAATAAAACAAAAATTCCTAGTTTAAAATATATTTGGATTAAAAACAATAGTGATGATAACACAATTGAAGATGGTGAAATTAAAATAGTTGCCTTGAATAATGGATATAGTTTAACAACTTATGAAATAGAACAAATTACAAAATTTACACTATCAATTGCACCTGCAAATTTTTCAAACACAGCAATATCAGTAACAAATGCAATTGTTGAAAATGTTGATGTTGTAATTCAAGACTTATCACCTGCAAGTGATGGTTTAAAAAATGAAGTAAAGAAAAATATACAATACTTTTTTGATGCAGATATGTTTGAAAAAAATATTACACAAGCAAATCTTGAAGCAATTATTTATAAAACAACAAATAGTGCAGAAACGGTTGAAAGTTTTACTTTGATTAGTGGATGGAAAACAGCAGAAAATTATAAATTTTGGAAACTAAACAATGTTATTTTTCAATAGAGAAAATCAAGAAAAAATATTTTTAAATTATTTACCAAAAGGTAAAATTTTAAAGCAAGCAAGAGTTCAAAGCAGTAATTTTAATAAATTAATAAAGTGGATTGCAAGCGGTTTTGTATGGCTAGTTGATACATACAATGTTTACTTTAAAGGTTTATTTATATGCGAAAGTACATTTTTTATTGAAAATTTTAAAAAAGATTATTTAATACCAAATGAAATTTTTTATCAAACAACAGATAAGGAGCATCAAGCAGATATAAAAGTTTTAAAATACTTAATGTGGGGAAATACATCTTGGCATTTTAAAAAAATAGCACAAATGTATGGAATATGTATAAGTGTAAAAAATGGAGTTGATTATTTTCAAAATTCAAGAATACCAAATAAAATTCCACATAAGCTTTATAGCGATTTCGGAAACACAAATAATATATTAGTAATTACATTTTTTCAACAAGATACAGATATATTACCACACAGTATTCCGCATAAACTTGGTGCAGGTTTAAAACTAGAAAAAATAAAAAAGATTTTTGATAAAATAAAGCCTGCGCATACAAAAATATTATATTTAGAGGGGGATTATGAAATACAAGTAACAACAATAAAAGATATATTGCCACATAGTGTGCCACACATACTTGGAAATATAATTGAAACAAAAATAGTTTATAAGGAGCAGGAAGAATGCGAACAAACAGAAATATGTGTAAAAGGATTATAAAATGAGAGATTTTAACACGAAAATTGACAATGACAATACAAGTGCAGGGGTAGTTGTAGCAGATGAATATAATTCAATTTTTGGTGAAGCAAAAAATGTAATTTCACCATTTATGGGATTAAGTGAAGTGGATAGCCAACAAATGATTAAATCAATTGATATTGCATCTAAAGCAAATTTTTATTATGACACAGGAAGTGTGAATGTAATTGAATTGACACGAAGTGCAACAACACAACAAATTGAAACATTATTTGATGGAATGATGTTATCTTTTATGCCTGCAATTCAAAACACAGGTGCAACAACATTGAAAATAAAAAATTTAACACCAAAAAATTTATTTTATAATGGTGTAGAAATAACAGCAGGTTTTTTAAAAACAGATACGGTTTACACAATTAAGTATTCAACAACAAATGATAGATTTGATATTTTAAAAACTTACACAGCAGGTGCAGGAACAACAGGTGTATTTAGTCAAGGATTTGTAAAGCCAAATAATGCAATTCCATTATTTGTTAAAGCAAGTCCTGCATCTATAAAAATTCCAACTGGTACAAGTTTGATTGTTGGTGAAAACACAATAACACTTTCAAGTGATTACACATTAAGTTTAAATAGTGATTTGGACACGGGAATTAAGACAGGTGGTACAGATTATTATGTGTATGCAAAAGCAAATGGAACTTTTTATATTAGTGCAAATGATGCAATAACAGCTGACAGATTGATTGGTGGTTTTCATTATGGATTAACAGGTGAGGCAGAGGCAGTAAGTGGTAATAAAACTGAAAGCGATATGACAAAAATAAGAGGTATTAATCAATACTCTTTTTGGGATTTAAAATTTAGACCCGTAGCATCAACAAAAGGAATGGTGTTTATTGGTAATAGATGGTACGATATTTATTTATTGAATAGTGAACATATTACAAATGGAACATCAAAAGCAGGTTTAAAAATTGCAGGTGGAGCATTAACAAATGGTAGATTATATCCTAAAATACCATTGCAATATGGTGGTGATAATACATTAACTTATGGAAGTTTTAAATGGTTTCACGCGTGTGAAATTGCAAAATCACACGGTAAAGAATTAATTAATTATTCAGAGTTTCAAACAATTGCTTATGGCGTACAAGAGCAAGTTGATGCAAGTACACAAGATGGTGGCGGTGCAACAATTCAACATTATGCAAATTTAACATCAAAATATGGTATTGAGCAAGCAACAGGTACGCAATGGATTTGGGGAAATGATTTAATAGGCGATACAGCAGGAACATTTACACAACAAGCAGTAACAGAGGGTAGAGGTACGATTTACTCAATTGGTAATTCACCAAATGCGGTGATATTGGGCGGTGACCGTGGCAATGGGGGGAATGCGGGGTCGCGTGCTTCGCTTTGGAGCAATGCTGTTTGGGGTACGAATTGGTACATTGGTTGCCGTTTCGCCTGTGACCACCTGCAACTTGCTTAAGTGAGCGAAAGCGAACTTTATGAACGGCACAGATAAGTTAATTATTATAGAAAAATATGATGACTTTGTGAACTATATTTATCCCGTGTTGCAAAATATTGCAAGAAAGCACGGGATAATAAAAGAAAAAACAATACATTGTATTTTTGAGCAAATAGAGTTGTTTTATAAAGCAATAAAATCAAATCAGAAATCAAGGCTTTATGAAGCAGATGCAAATTTAGCAATCATAAGATATTATCTAAGGTTTTTATCAAATAAAAATAGAAAGTTAATATCACAACACCAACATCAAGTTGCATCAATTAAAATTGCAGAGGTTGGAAAAATTTTGCATAGTTGGTTAAATAAATAAAAATTTAGGGTAAATAATATAGCGGTGATATTGGGCGGTAACCGTGACAATGGGGTGAATGCGGGGTCGCGTGCTTCGAATTGGAACAATTATGTTTGGAATACGAATTGGAACATTGGTTGCCGTTTCGCCTGTGAGTATAGTTTTTGCACTCAATAATGCCACGGTGTTATTGGTGCGACTTTTTTAATATGGTCAGATTATTTACCCTGCGAAAGCGAACACATTTAGAGATTTGTAAAAATGAGAGTAATTGAATAAAATAAAATCATAAGACAATACACAAAAAGAAAGAAGATATGGGGAAAAAGTACAAAACTTATTTGAGCAAGTTATTGATATTAATAATATCAGATTAGCTTACTACAAAGCGGTAAGAGGTGGAAATAGATTTACTACTTCACATTTAAAATTTAAAGAAAATCTTGAAGCAAATTTGTATCTATTACAACAATCATTAATTAATGGAACTTATAAAAGAGGATGTTATCATACATTTAAAGTTTATGAGCCAAAAGAAAGATTGATTAGTGCATTGCCCTTTAGGGATAGAGTTGTGCAACATTGTTTAAATAATGTTTTACAGCCAATATTTGAAAGAATGTTTTATTTTGGAAGTTATGCGTGCAGACCAAATAAAGGTGTTCATAAAGGTGTTAAAGATGTTCAAGCATCAATTAGAAGATTAGAGAAAACAGGAAATGTTTATTATTTAAAAATGGACTTTTCAAAATATTTTCATTCTATAGATAAAGAAATATTATTTAAAGAAGTTGGTAAAAAAATAAAAGATAACAAGATAATGGAAATCTTAAAAAATTTTGATGGTTGTTATGGTGCAGGAATACCAATTGGAAATTTATTATCTCAATTGTTTGCAAATATATATGGGCATATTTTTGACAGATTTATAAAAACAAAACTAAAAATAAAAAACTATTTTAGATATATGGATGACACAGTAATATTACTAAATAGTAAAAAAGATTTATATTTGATACAAAGAAAGTTAAGAATTTTTGCAAAATTATTTATGAAATTAAAATTTAGTAAATGGTTTGTAGAAAGTATGGCAACACCTTTAAATTTCTTAGGTTATAGAATTACATCAAGCTATAA